GTGCATCGCCATTTTGATGTTTTCGGGCGCGGTCGAATCCAACTCGCCAGGGCGTCGTAGGCTGTTCTCGGTGTGGATCCGCGCAGCCATCTCCAGCTGGGTCAGGTACTCGTCGTCAACGGTCTGATCCTGCTCGATCCGGCAATGCATCTTGATCTCGGGCAAAGTCAGCACAGGTTCCCCACTGGCACCCGGCGAGAGCGGTTCCCGTGGTAGTGCCCGCCGTGTTGGCAGCTGCGGCACGCGGACCAGGTCCGGGTCCACGTCGAGAACCGTCAACAGGTTCGTTACGAAATCGTCGCGGTCCTGGCGCGAGATGCGGTGATTCGGAAGGATCATGCAAATGCGCTCAACAATTGGACGATAGTCAACAGGGCCAACCCCCACGCCAGAAGGTTATATTTGAACGGGTAATTGGTTCCTGCAATTACAAAACAGGCCAGCGCCAGGGCGAGCAACACTATGCGCAGCGGACTCAACATGGATCCCCCTTTGTCTCAATCGGTGGGCCGATCTGGTGTGCCTTAGCGATACCTTCGGCAATCAGAGCATCAGCCTCCCGGTCCGGTACTTCCAGCAGTTCGCCCGGTCTGCGGGCTCGCGCCTCTCCAGACCGGGTGTAAGACTTCACGAACTGCACCAGCATTGATTTAAGCTTCCGCCCCCTTGCGCCCGCCGCGCCCCGGAGCCGACTCAGTTCCCGCCTCGAATAGAGACGCCGCCAAAAGTGTTCCCTTGACGAAGGCCTGCGGCACGAACACCGCCAGGGCGACGCGTTCTTCACCGCGCATCGTCACGAGATTGCGTACGAAATCGTCTTCGTTTTCGGTCGCCATTTCGACGTTCGCGCTTTCCCGATCAAACAGAACCGCATTGCCAGGGAACGCGCCTACGAGGAAATCGCCAACGTTCATGTTGGCTGTAATCGCTACAGGCAAGCCCCACAGACGCGGCGGGGCTTCGGACATTGGCGGTCCGCCGAGTAAGTAAACGCCTTGGGTAGTTTTCATGAGGTTCATGACGGCGAGATCGACGGGATTGAGAACAATCGCCGTAGGGATATGGCCCGACATGTAGACCTGGACTATGGCCGCGTACATTTGATCGACGCGGTTCGTGATGGTGCCGATGCCCGGGGGTGCGACGTATGCTGAGGCCTGCGGCATGATGCCGAAGAGGTGTCCTGCCGCGTTGTTGCCGTACAGAATCTCTTTGTCCTCTTTCAGAGCGATGCCGTACAGCAGCCGGTTGTCGATGGTGGCCGCCACGTACGGCGCGTCCTGAACCATCTGGCGACTGATCTTCACGAAATGCGCGATGGTCCGGACTTGCGCAACCGCGTCCGTGTAGGTCAGGTCCGATTGGGCTTTCCGGTCGCCTTGTAGAACCTGATAATCCGCGTTGTTGGTGAACGTCTCAATGACGTACTCCACGCTGCTGGTAGCGGACAGCGGCACAACGGTGACGATATCCCGCATCACAAGCGGGATGACGGGTTGGAATACTACGCCGACACGTTGCGGCGGAATTACCAGCCCTGATGTCTCGGCCGCGATAAACGGATTGGCTCGCACTTCGCGCGGCTGGATCATCCGACTTTTTAACGTGACCTGAACCTTCGGTCGTTGCGGAGAATTAGTCGCGTTGCTCTTGAAGGCATCCGTATCGGTGAACTGAGAACCAATCGACCGGAAGTCCATCTCGCCCGTTGCGCCCAGCTTCACTGGTGGCCGCGATCCGCGTTCCTTCATGGACCGAACTTCGGTTTGCAACGCGGTGTGTTCGGCTTGCAGTGCCGTGTTCTTATCGATAAACTCGGCGACGGCAGTTTCGAGCTTGACCATGCGTTCTTTTGTTTCGCCCTTCACCTCGCCTAGCTCGAGTTTTTCAGCCAGGGCGGTTTTGTAGGCGGCATGTGTGTCGTCCATCAATCGGCGGAACTCGATAAAGAGATCCGTGTTCGGGGCAGTTGCGGCGGCTGCACTCATCGTGTTGTCTCCATTTCGTGAATCAGCCGTATTCTGGCCTGCCAGATCGCGGCTCTGAGTTGGTCCGCAGGGGTTTTCAGTACGCTCGCGGCTTCGCCGCCATGGATGCTGCGGGCATCCAGTACGCGGGAACGGTGGTTAGCCGGAAAGGCCGTTAGCGATATTTCCTTGAGATCGATATTTGTCAAAACTCGGACCTCGTCCTCCATCTCCCACTCACGGCAGATAAAGCCAATCGAGAGGCCCATGCGATAATCGACGGCCTTTGCCGTTTGCAAGAGGCCGAAAGCATCTCGCCCGCCAGTCGTGTTAAGTGCCAGCTGCGCTTCCATCAGCAACCCCTTATGGTCCTCGACAAGCGACGTAGTAAAGCCGATGGGAAACAGCGAGGTATCGTGACCTTGCAGCACCGGATACTTGCCGCGCTGCTCGGTAATAGACGAGCCGAACGCGCCGGGATTTACCCGATCCCCAAACGCATCCTTCGCCCAGGTCGAGGCGTAACCCATTACCTTGCCTTGCGGCTGGTCGCCGTCCTGGGTGGCCGAACGGATCTCGAAACTGAGGGTGCGATATTCGAAGTCCTTCATGGTTGTTTCACTCCGATCTGTTGGGTTGGCACCGACGCGGCCGGGACCATGTTGAGCGGTTGCAAATAGATATCGCCCTCGGGAATGCTGTTGGAGTCTTCGATGTCGCGGATATCGTTGACACTCAGGAAACCCCATTGGCGACCGATGGCGTATGCCTCGTATCGGGTTTTGATATCGCTGCGTTCGAACCCCGCGAGATTGAAGCGGACAAAGTACGGGTTTTGGAATAGATGCGTTTGAATCGTGCGCTCTATGCCGATGACGATAGGCTGCAAGGTATAACGTACAAATTCAAGCGATTGTTGTTCGACGCTTGCATAGGTGGGTTGGGTCGCCGCGCCGACCAAGTGAGGCGGCACGCCGAAGATACGGGCGATCTGCTCGACGCTGAACCGTTGGGAGTTGATATATTCCATCTGCTGCAACGGCACGGAAATCGGGTTGTATTTGACGCCGTTGTCCAGGATGGCGGTATTGCCGACGTTGCTGGGCCCGCCGTGCATAGCTTTCCAGGATTCGGCGATCGCGGCCTTCTGGGTATCTTGCAACGTGCTAGGAAACTCCAGTACGCCGGAAGGTCGGCCACCATTGTTATAAATCGCGCTGGCGTAGCCTCCTGCCGCCGTCTCGAAACCAAACGTCAACCGGTGATAGTCCAGCGGAGCTAGGCCGGTGATGCCGTCCAGCGTGAACACGCGGAAGTGCAAGATGTCGGGCGGCGTAAAGATTGATACCCTGCCGGTGAGATCGACATAGCGATACTTCAACAGCGCGGTAGTCGATTCGATGTACGAGGTCACCCGATCCGGTCGGAGCGGCCACAGGCCTACCACTTGCCCGTCCTGATAATCCGGAAGCGTGTACGCGTTTCCCCATGTCAGCAGGTTCATAACCGTGCACTGGACATATTCCGGGGTGGTCATCCACGGGTTGGGCTGCTGGGTCAGCAGGTTGTAAAGCGGGTGATTTACAGCCTTTTGTTTACCTTCTGGCGTTGCCTGGAAGATGTGAAGGGGTAACGATCCGACCGAGCAGGAGATGAGACGCGTACAGGCCCAGTAAGCGGCACTCCGCAATGCGGCGTCGGCCCCGGTCATCGTCGGGTCGATGAGGATGGATGTTCCATCCGGGGAAGCCATCGCACCCGGCATCGGGACAAAGCCCGAGAGCCAGCGTTTCGCGCTGGCCCTGAGTTGATCGATATAGCCCATTTACCGACCCCAACCGGGGACGAATTTCGCACCGTATAAGGTGCTTATCACCTGTTGCGGCGCGTTCACCGAGAACTGGGTTGTAACGACCTGCGCCCCGGTCGTAATCGTCACCGTCCGTAAACCAATCGGGGCGTTTCCGGCGACGGTGAAAGTTGCGCTGACACTGGTGGGCGATGCCACGGTAACGCCCGAGACCGTAACCCCGGTGCCCGATATCGTTACGGTTGTCGTGCCCTGCACAAAGCTGGTATTGGTTCCGTTGATCGTGACCGGGGCGGCATCATTTTGCCCGGCGCTCACCGGAGAGATGGCAACCGACGGCGATCCAGCGGGAGTACCGCCGCCAGAGGA